CGCACCCGAGGTCGTGAACCTGTGGGCTCACATGATGGGCGGGGGGGGCGATTGATGGACATCAGGAAGGGTGAGTTCTGGCTCCGACTCGAGTCGAAGGGGTTTACGGTCGAGCCTCTCTCAACGGACGCCCTGAGGGTGCGTGGACGACAAGGTTCGACGGTTGTCTACGGATCTGAAGTTCGACGCGACCCCGAAGCGGAAATGGTGCGGGTTGTGTGTGTGGTAGGGAAGCCCGACGGATGCGATGTCGAGATCGGGCCGCGGCAGCCTGTTATATGGCACACGGACGAGTGGGAAAGGGGGCCTCATCGTGGGTGTACATAAAGCGACTGAAACCGAACGGATCGACGGCGAGGGGAGGGCGCTCCTGTGGCGTCGCCCCAACGAATGCCGCTCTCGGGTCACAGCCACATGCGAGGAGTGCGGCGATATGTGGAGTTTCTACCGCTACCCGAAGCAGCGGCGGCCTGAATTCAAAGTCTGTGCCGACTGTGCGGCCAAAGCCTTCGCACGCGAGACGGACCCCAACTCGGGTTAGAAATGTTGGGCCAAACGCTTGCCCCCGTGATTCGATCTCTGCCTCAGGGGGGATTCCCAGGATGGCAGCACGGAAAAAGCGAGCGACCACCAAGACCGGCACCGAGGCCAAGGCAGCCAAGAGCGAGCCGAAGTCCGCATCCCGTCCCGTCGCAGCGGGAAAAGCCACCGAGCCGAAAGACCCGAGGCGACCCGCCTTCCGAGCCATCCTGCTTGCCAAGGCCAACAAACAGGGCGTCCCCCGTGACATCCGGGTCTACGATGATCCGTTCTACACGGGCGAACTGCGCGCGGCCCAGGTCGAGGCGCTCATGTTCGTCGGGAAGACGGCGGAAGAGGCGGTGGACGCCATCGTCGAAGGCTCAATCCAGCAAGCGAAGGCCGAGGGGCGCAAGCACTCGGGGACGCTCTGATGGGCCTGAGGGCGGCCTGTGGCGGCAAAAAAGAAACCGGGTAAAACGACTGGCATCGGGAAGGGCACACCAGGTCCGGGTAGGCCGAAGGGTGTCCCGAACAAGGTCACGCGCGACATGCGCGAGATGGTCTGGCAGGCGTTCGAGCAAAAGGGCGGCGTCGACTACCTTGTTGACCACGCCGACCAGAACCCGCGGGCCTTTATGGCGCTCTTGCAGAAGATGCTGCCTCAAGCCCTTGAGGTAGACCCCGCCGACGGAGCACGAGTGGCAGAGCGCATGAGAGAAGCCCGCGCTCGGATGCGTGAGAGCGGCGAGAGTGGCTGAGGTCGCACCGGAGATCGAGGCGGAACTCGCCGATGACCTCTCCCGATTCATCGAAGATCCGCTCGGCTTCGTCGAGTACGCCTTCGCGTGGGGCAGCGGAGATCTCGAAGGCCAGACCGGACCTGATGAGTGGCAGCGAGAGTTCCTCGTGGAACTTGGGGAGCAGGTTAAGCGGCGTGCATTCGATGGGCACACGTCGGTGCTCCCTGTCCGTATGGCGGTCGGCTCAGGCCACGGCATCGGGAAGTCCGCACTCGTCGCCTGGGGGATTCTCTGGATTATGTCCACCCGCCCTGGGTGCCGGGGCTCTGTGACCGCCTCGACCGTCACGCAGCTCCAGACGAAGACGATCCCCGAACTCCAGAAGTGGGCGACTCGGTCGATTTGCTCCCACTGGTTCGACGTGGACACGACGAAGATCGTTCACAGCGAGGACAGGAAGTCGTGGCGCGCGGACTTCCTGACTGCCCGCAAAGAGAACAGTGAGGCATTTGCAGGGCAGCACAACGCGCAGTCGACTTCGTTCTATGTCATGGACGAGTCGAGTGGCGTTCCTGATGAAATCTTCGAGGTCGCCGAGGGTGGGCTTACCGATGGCGAGCCCATGATGTTCTGCTTCGGGAACCGAACGAAGCCCACGGGGTATTTTAACTCGCTGTTTACGAGAAGATCGAAGCGGTGGTGGACGCGCTGCATCGACTCTCGATACGCGAAGATGACCAACAAGGCCCAGATTGCGGAGTGGGCCGAGGATTGGGGCGAGGATTCCGATTTCTTCCGTGTCCGCGTCATGGGGCTCGCTCCGTCGGCCAGCGCCGAGCAGCTCATCCCGGTCGACCAGATCGAAGACGCCCGCACACGCACGCCTGTGTGGACGCTGAAAGACGCTCTCGTTATGGGAGTCGATGTGGCTCGGTTCGGCGACGATGAGAGCGTGATCGTATTCCGGAAGGGTGGCGACGCTCGGTCGATCCCGTCGCTGCACATGAAGGGCTGGGACACACAGGACGTGGCGGAGCAGGTGGCGGCGTCCATCAAGGAATACAAGCCCGCGGCGGTGTTCGTGGACGGGGGCGGTTTAGGTGGAGGCGTGGTCGACCGCCTCAGAGCGCTGGGCTTCCCGCAGGTGGTCGAAGTGAACTTCGGGGGTCGGTCACTCGACCCACAGTGGTTCAACAAGCGGGCGGAGATGTGGGGCACGCTGAAGCTTGAGATAGGCCGTGGTCTGGGCATCGAGGACCACGACGAGCTTCAAGACGAGCTCGCGCAGCAGGAATACAGCGTGGACGAGAAGACGCGGAAGACGCGCCTTGTGGGCAAGCAGGACATGCGCCGGATCGGACTGAAATCGCCCGATTGGGCTGATGCGCTGGCGTTGACCTACGCACAGCCTGTTGGATGGGACGAGGATGGCGCCGAGGTGCAGGAATACGCCATCATGTGACTGATGGCCTACCTCGCCGCATTCGTCATGGGCTGGTGCTGCTGCATCATCGTTGCAGCGCACCGCAACCGCGTGAACAGGCCACCCGTCGAGGTCTACACGCAGAGCGGAAAGCGCGTCCGATAGAAATGTTGGGCCAAAAGCCTTGACCGTGCCCACGCTTCCGGCGTGGGTGAGAGGCTCTTTCAGAAGCTCGAGACGGGCGACCAGATCGCCCAGGCGGCGCAAGAAGCGGAGGCGTGGGGATTCCCGCGTCCCGTAACGCCGTATGAGCTCGCCGGCGCCGATTGGTTCCGTATGGGATCGCTCGTCGTGTTCTGGTTCGAGCACTACAGCATCTCCCCCACTTGGTTCGTCCATCTCGCCGTCAACCCCAAGGCCCGAGGTCATTGGGGCGTTCGACGTTGGTTGAAGTGGATTTACCAGTACGCGCAGTCCGAGGGCGCATCTGAGCTCGGTTTCGTTCGCTGCGAGGGGGCCGACGCCTCTGAAGGGTATCTGCGGCGCTTAGGGTGGCGTGACACGGCTTATGGCCTGTCGATGCCACTGGGGGTGGCGTAGTGGGTGGCGTCGTAGCAGGGATTATCCTGGGGTCGATCGTGGGCGGAGGCGTGAGCGCAGGTATTGCCGCCGAGGATGAAGAAAACTCGGAAGGCGACATCCTGAAGGCGGGTGCCATCGGCACGGCGATCGGCGGGGCGTCGGGGGGTGTCGGGGGTTATCTGGCAGGACCGGCGGCAGGTACACTCGCCGGCCCGGCGACCTCGACGGCAGTACAGACAGGCACTCAGACGGCGACGCAGGGCATTACGCAGGCGGCCGTACAGGCTGCTCCGGTGGCTGGTCAACTCCCAGCCGGTGCGGGCGTGTTGGCCCCGACCGCAACGAGCGCAACATCGACCAGCCCGCTTTTAGCCCCGGCTGCGGGCTCTGGCGTTCTGACCCCGACGGCGACAGGCACAGCGAGCGGTGTCCTTACGGGTCAAGCCGCGGTTGACGCAATCAATCAAGCGGCAGCGCAAGGGCCGACCATCAGGGCCGAGGGCAGTGGGTCCATCCTCTCGAGCAAGGGTGAGGATTTCCTTGCCTCCGCACTCATCAGCGGAACGAGCACAGGGCTGCAACTCGGACTCGCTCCATCGGTGCCGTCCCCGCAGGCGCCCGAGAAGAACCCCAGCCGTGCACGTCGACCAAGCCGGCCTCAGGGCATTGCAGCCAACATCCTATCGGGTGGTAGGAGCCGCACGCTGGGCGGTGGGGGCGGCATCGGTAGGCGCACTCTCGGGGGTGCAGCCTGATGCAGAGCCCCGCAGAAACGATCCTCGCCCGCCTCGACACGCTGAAGTCGCAGCGCCACAACTTCGACAACCTTTGGCAAGACGTGCACGACGTGATGAACCCGCATGGCGGAGACTTCAACGTCAGGCAGCGTTCCTCGGGTGAGAAGCGCACCGAGTATCTGTTCGAGCAGACGGCAGCCAACGCGCTCGAGAAGTTCACTGCAGCGATGGAAGCGTTCATGACGCCCCGCACGCAGAAGTGGCACCGGCTGCGGGCCACGGATGAGAAGTTGAACGACAGCGATGCTGTCCGTGACTTCTTCGAGCAGGCCGAGAACGTGTTGTTCCGGTTGCGGAACTCCCCTCGGGCTCGCTTCTACGGGCAGATATACGAGTACAACAAGTCGCTGGGCCAGACGGGTAACGGCTGCTTGTTCGTCGATGAGGGCGCGAACGGGGGTATCCGTTACCGCTACAACCACGTCGGGCAGACGTGGATTGAGACGAGCTTCGAGGGCGTCGTAGATACGGTCTATTACGAGTACGAACTGTCGGCGCGTGCTGCGGTGCAGAAGTGGGGCAATGACGCCCCGAACTGTGCCACGAAGGCCCATTCAAACGATCCGCTCGCCACGCACAAGTACGTGCATTGCGTGCGTCCCCGCCGCGATCGTGACAGGGGAAATCCGGGTCCGGAGGGCAAGCCCTTCGAGTCGGTCGATGTGGCGGTGGATGACCGGACCACGATCGGCAGCCTCAGCGGATACGAGGAGTTCCCGTACATCTGGGGTCGCTACACGGTGAGCCCGGGCGAGATGTACGGCCGAGGTCCGGGCATCCTGACCCTCCCCGACGTGTGCACGTTGCAGGAAATGCAGAAGACCTTCCTGCGCTCGGGTCGCAAGGTGGCCGATCCGCCGCTCCTCGTGCATGACGACCGCAGCCTAGGTCGCGGTGCGAAGAAGATCCGCCTCGACTCGTCGGCCATCAACATGGGCGGGCTCGACTCGGAGGGGCGCGAACTCATCAAGCCGCTCATTACGGGTGCTCGGATCGACATGACCGACGCCATGATGGACAAGCTGCGCGAGAACATCGAAGAGGCGTTCCTTGTGCCGCTGGTCGACTCGTTCCTTAGCGCCGATCGGCAGATGACGGCGACGGAAGTCCTCGAACGAGCGAAGGAAAAGGGCCAGATCATCACGCCCGTGATTGGCCGACAGCAGGCCGAGTTCCTCGGGCCGCTCATTGAGCGGGAACTGGGCATCGCCCAGCGGCAGGGCCTCTTGCCCGAGTTCCCCGACGAACTCATCGAGGCCAATGGTGAGTACGAGATCGAGTACGAGAGCGACGCCACGCGGATGCAGCGAGCCGACGAGGTCGCGGCGTTCGTCCGGTGGCAAGAAGTTATGGCCCCGTTCCTCCAGGCCGACCCTGCGCTGCTCATGAAGATCGACGCTGACGAGGCGGCCGAGCACTACGGCCACGATCTAGGCGTGCCCTCCAAACTCTTCCGATCCGAAGAGGACATGGAGGCGATTCGGCAGCAGCAGGCCGAAGCCGCGGAGGCTGAAGCGTTGGCTGCTCAGGCGCCTCCGCTTGCGGGTGCCGCGCGTGACCTGGCGGCAGCGGGGGCGGGTTGAGTCGGATTGAGGGGCTAAAGCGACTGTTCGAGCGCCGTCCACACGATGTGTGGCGCGCGGTGAAGGCTTGGGACGACACCCCCAACGCAACGACAGCGTGGGCGTGGTTCGCCGAGTTCTGCGGCGTGTGGGAAGTCGAGGACTTGAACAATCCGCTTGCATTGGCCCGTGCCGAGGGGCGTAGGGAAGCGTTCTTTGCATTGTGGGATCTCGTATCGACGCGAGGTGACGCGGTGCTCGAACTCCAGAAGAGAGCATCACGAGAAGGGGGCGAAGGATGAGTGAAGGGGAAGCCGCGGCAGCGGTGGAGACGGCAGGGGCAGAAGCGACGGGCGGCGAGGCGACTCCCGTACCGAGTGCATCGGAAGCAGTGGCAACGGCGGGCGAGGCGGCACCGGAGACGCCCTCGTGGGCGAACGGGCTCGATACCGATTCGGTCGCGTTCATCCAGAACAAGGGCTGGGACAAGGCCGAGAACCCGGTGAGCGAGATGCTTAAGAGCTATCGCAACACCGAGCGGCTTCGTGGCGTCTCTGCCGATCAACTCGTCCGCATCCCCGAGCAAGGCAACGAGGAGCAGATGGCCGAGTGGCGCACTCGTCTGGGCGTCCCCGAGACGCCCGACGGCTACGAACTCGGCGACATCAAGGCCAACGGTCAGGACGTGGACAAGGGCGTCGTCGCGGGGATCGCGCACCGCATCGGGGCCACTCCTCAACAGGCACAGGAACTCGCTGGGGCGGTGGCCGAGTTCGTTGAGCAGTCGGCCGTGGCGCAGCACGAGGCGCTGAACGCCGAGATGTCCGCACAGAAGACCCAACTCGACAAGGATTGGGGGCCGGAACTCGAGGCCAATACGCTCGCCGCGAAGAAGGGCTTCGGTGTCCTCGGCTGGGACGGTGAGGCGATCGACGCGGTCGAGCGGGCCATCGGCTACCGGGGCGTGATGGAACTCGGGGCCATGCTCGGCAGGCTCACGGCCGAGCCTTCGAGGGGTGACACGGGAGGCGGTGCCGCGGACATGCCCTTCGGCCTCACGGCGGCTGCGGCTCGCGACCAACTGAAGCTCAAGGGCAACGAACTCATGGCGCGTGCACAGGGCGGGGACGCTGCGGCGAAGCGCGAACTCGATCAGCTCAACACGGTCGCCTTCCACTCCAACTAGAAATGTTGGGCGAAAACTCTCGACCCCTCTCAGGCTATCTGCATAGCTGACAACCCACTGCGAGCAGTGGAGTTCGGGACAAGGCCATGCGCCCCCCGGACTAAGACGCTCACGGGCCAGCGAATCGTTTCGATGATTCGGCCCCGCCTCATAGGCGGACAAGCCAGACCAAGGCTTTCCCAAACCTATGAGGTGACAAAATGAGTACCGAGATCACGGTTGGACATTCCGAGGAATACGCCTCGAATGTCAACCTGCTCGCACAGCAGGAAGACTGCCGCTTCGGCATGGCGGTCACGGTCGAGAACAAGACCGGCAAGTCGGCACAGATGATCAACCAGGTCGGCAGCGTGACCGCGCAGAAGCGCACCACGCGACACGCCGACACGCCGCTGATCGAGACGCCCCACGATTCGCGCTGGGTCTTCCCGGTCGACTACGAGTGGGCGGACCTGATCGACAAGCAGGACGACGTGGGCGTCCGGTCGATCGTGTCGTTCGAGAGTCCCTACGTTCGCAATGGTGCGGCTTCCATGAATCGGGCGAAGGACGCCGAGATCATGGATGCCTTCTTCTCGGACACGACGAAGACGGGCACCGACGCTGGGACTACGACCGACTGGACCACGTTCGTTGCGGCGAATGCGGGCCATCAGATCGCGCACGGCAGCACGGGGCTGAACAAGGCCAAGATCCTTTCGGGGATCAAGGCGTTCCGTGCCGCGAACGTGGATCTGACGGCCGAGCGCATCTACATGGGCGTCACGTCGGAGCAGGTCGAAGACCTCTACGGCATCACCGAGTTCGCGAGCCTCGACTACACGGCGAACCGCGCGTTCGATCGTCAGGCGGGCGACCTTCCGTCATGGTTGGGCGTGCAGTTCATCCACTACGAGAGCGTGACCAAGTCGGGTTCGACGTGGTCGTGCCCGATGTGGGTGCCGTCCGGTATGGGGCTCGGTGTCTTCGACTCGATCCAGGCGCGTGTCACCGAGCGGGACGACAAGTCCTACGCGAAGCAGGTTTACACCTGCGGGACGTTCGGCGCCACGCGGCTCGAGGAGAAGAAGGTCGTGGAGATTCAGTGTCAGTAGGCGCTGAGCGGGTGATGGCCCGGCCGTAGTGGAGTCACGCGGCTGGGCCTCTCACCGAACGGGGTAGCGGAGTCGCGCCCCAGGAGACGAGGAAATGGCGAATCTTTTCGGTTCAGCGGTAGCGAGCTCGGGTGGCAGCATCCGGCAGAGCACCCGCTCTTTTGGTGGTGCTCGTGAGCGCACCACACTTTCGACCCATGACGGCACTCCGGCGACGACGGATGTCCTGATCATCGGTCTGGTGAAGTCGGGCGACCTCTGCGAAGACATCGAGTACTGGACGGACGGTGGCGCGACCGCGGGTGCGTTCAACGTCGGTCTGAGCTCGGTGAACCTCTCGAACAACGGGTTCGAGCTCACCGTGGTCGATGCCGACCTGTTCGCTTCGGCGCAGGCGGCGACCTCGGCCATCGCCTACGACGCGCGCGTTTCGGTCTTCGATGAGGCCGGAACGCTCGATGACGTGATGGATCGTGGAAAGACGTTCTGGGCGCTCGCTGCGCTCGGTGCGGCTTCGTACACGTCGGACCCGGGCCTCACGTTCGCCATCACGGCGACGCCGTCGACCACGCTGAATGCGGCCACCGAACTCGGTTTCCGCGTCAGCTACGTCGCGGGCGACTGATCGGATTCCTGCTGCTGCGGGATGACCCCGGGGTCGGGTAGTAGCCCTTCACTACCCGGCCCCCATCCCCGCACGGGGGATTGAATGGCAACTGCTCTCGAGATCGTGAACCAGGCCCTTTACCGAGTGGGGCAGGGTGCCATTACGTCGGGTGAGTTCACGACGCCCACGACTGAGCCGGGCCGGGTGGTTGCAGCCTCCTGGCCTTTCGTGCGTCGTGAGGTGCTCCGCACTCATTCGTGGAATGCGGTCACTCGCCGACAGAAGCTCCGCCGTGAATTGTACGCCTCGGGCACGGCCATCAAGCCGGACTTCGACTTCACGTCAATCTTCCGCCTCCCGAACAACTGCCTGCGCGTGCTCGAGGTCGATACCACGGGCGCATGGCGGGTCGAGCGCGCCCCGGTCGTCGATACGGCTGTGGCTGCCTACTCGCTGACCTATCCGCAGGTCGTGAATGACGAGATTTTCGTCACGACGGCAGCGGCGCACAACCTCACTACGGGCGATCTCGTCTACCTCTCCGATGCCACAGACACAGACATTGAGGAAGCGATCCTTGAGGTGACGGTCGCGCTGTCTACGACGTTCACGCTGCCCGAGTTCGATACCTCCGGGTTCGTGGATGGAAGCGGTGGCGGTGGCGTCGTCATGAAAATGACGATGGAAACGTCCGTCCTGTGTGATGAGAGCAACCCGGTAGGCGTGCTCTATATCGAGGATGTGGAGGACCCCTCTAGCTTCGATGCGATCCTGACCGAAGCCCTCGTGCTCCGCATGGCTGCCGAGATCGCCGAGCGGATCACGAACTCTCGTACGCGCCGCGAACTCTTGCTGGTCGAGTACGACAACAAGGTGACCGAGGCTCGTGGCTCCGATAGCGCCGAGTCGTCCCCGATGTCCTACGTCGAGGATACGTGGCTCACGGTGCGTAACTGATGCCGGATGCGTCGCCGATCCAGTACGCATTCAATGGCGGGAAGCTCGGGCCGCGCGTACAGGGCAGGTCCGACCTGGCTCGCTACGCCACGGGCTGCAACACGCTCACGAACTTCATCCCCACGATCCAGGGCCCTGCGGTGAAGCGCAGCGGGTTCCGCCACCTCAAGGAAGTGGCTGACTCGACGAAGAAGACGCGCCTTATTCCGTTCGAGTTCTCTCGCGAGCAAGCCTATGTGCTCGAACTCGGCGAAGGCTACATGCGCGTGATGAAGGACTCGGGGGCGGTGCTCGAGTCGAGCGTCTCCGTCACAGGCATCACGGCAGCCAATCCTGTCGTGGTGACTGCCACGAACACCTACAGCAATGGCGATGAGGTCTACCTCACGGGGACGGCTCAGGCCGAGGTGAATGGCCGGTTCTTCACGGTGGGTGGGGCGACCGGAACGAACTTCACGCTCGTGGGTGAGGACGGCACGGGGCGTTCCACGGGCTCAGGTGGTACGGCAGCACGCACCTACGAGATCACGGACGGCGTGTCGTCGAACTCGCTGCCGTGGCTCGAGGCTGAACTGTTCGGCATCTCCTATGTCCAGACCGCCGACGTTTTGTACCTGGCGCACGGCAACCACCCGCCGCACAAGATCAGCCGGACGAGCGATACGGCGTGGACGGCGGAAGCGATCGTCTTCGATTGGCCCCCGTTCCGTGAAGAGAACATCGACGACGACGTGTTGATGACCGTCGAGGAGAACACGGGTTCCTCGAAGAAGGTCCGCCTGCGGGGCCGTGTCGACGACCAACTGACCATCACGGGGACGAGTAATGCCTCTCCGGTGGTCGTCACGTTGGCGGATACGGGCGATCTCGCGAACGGAGACACGGTCTACATCGACGGCGTCGCGACGGCGACCAGCCTGAACGAAAATCACTACGTGGTGGCGAACCTCGTTGCGAACACGAGTTTCGAACTCTCCGGCACTTCGGCTCCCGGTGCGGCAGGAACTGGCGGCACGGCTGAGAAGCTGCTTTCGGTCGACACGCCATTCACGTCGGACATGGCGACTTCGGGAGAGGAAGCCTACATCAAGCTACGCGAAGTCCCGCTGTCTTATGTCCGCGATTGGGTGGCGCAATCGAACATCGTGAACATTGATGGACGTTGGACAGCTAATCCGCCGGCCGGGACATTGATTGCGGAAGATGGTCGAGTCTATGAGTGGCTGAACGGCGCTGGCGTGGCCGCTGTGACCGGCAAGCAGGCTCCGGTTCACGACAAGGTGAAAGACGGATATCTGTCGGATATCGCGGCCGATACTAATTCCCGGTGGCGCTTCTATAACCGCTTTAGCGGCTACGCGAAGCTCGCGGCGGTGTCTTCCGATCTCTATACGGCGACCGTCGATATCGACGTGAACATGCCGTACTCGATGAGTGAGTCTCACCCGGGAGAGACGATCAACCCGGCGGGCTTCTTCCTGCACTCCGCCTCACGGTGGTCGATGGGCGCATGGAATGCCGAGTACGGATATCCCCGCGCGGTGGCGTTCTACGAGGATCGGCTGTGGTTCGCCTCGACTGACAAAGACCCGCAGACGTTCTGGGGATCTAGGACGGGTCGCTACGAAGACTTCGAGGTGATCGCGGACGAGGACGATTCGTCGCTGGTTTTCACCCTCGCATCGAACACGATCAATGCGATTCAGTGGATGAGCGGCGAAGACGTGCTGCTGATGGGGACGCTGGGCGGTGAGTTCACGGTCGATGCGGGCAGCGCCGACAAGGCCATCACGCCATCGAATATCCGCGTGCGTCGTCGGTCGAACTACGGCAGCGCGGAGAACGTGCAGCCTGCGTTCATCGACTCGGCGCTCCTTTTTGTCCATCGTTCGAAAGAGCGTCTATATGAGCTTCTCTACCAGTTCCAGACCGACCGCTACGTAGCCCCCGACCTCACGCAGATGTCCTACGACATCCTGTCTGGGGGCGTCGTGGAGATGGCCTACCAGGCTGCCCCGTTCCGCCTTCTCTGGTGTGCGCTGACCGACGGGTCGCTCGCCTCGCTCACCTATGTCCGCGATGAGGACGTGATCGGGTGGGCTCAGCATTCTGTGGGGGGCACTTCAGCCAAGGTCGAATCGGTGGCTGCGATCCCGCATCCCGACGGTGACGAAGACCAGTTGTGGGCAGTCATCAGCCGCACAATCAATGGCGGCACGAAGCGGTACATCGAGTACCTCGAGAAGCCCTTCGCCGACGATGGCGCGCTTGCCGATGCCTTCTTTGTCGACTCTGGCCTGACCTACAACGGGGCGGCCACGACCAGCATCGTGGGGCTCGACCACCTCGAGGGTGAGACGGTCAAGGTCGTGGGCGATGGCACGGTCCAGAGCGACCAGACGGTGACGAGCGGTGCGATCACGATTACGAGCGCCTCGAAGGTGCATGTCGGTCTGGCGATGCCCGAGGCGCAGCTACAGACGATGAGGCTGGAGGCGGGGCAGCCCGACGGGACCGCGATGGGTCGGACCAAGCGGATTCACCAGTCGGTGTTTCGTGTGCACAACACGGCCGGGACGCTCAAGTACGGCGCGGACTTCACGAATCAGGACGACTGGTCGTCGACCACGCTCTATACGGGCGACACCGAGTCGCTTGCGATGCCCGGTGATTGGGAGCAGGCGGGGCGCGTGGCTCTCGCTCATGACGAGCCCTTGCCGTGCACGATCGTGGGCGTCATGCCGCAACTCGCAACGGAGTCAATCTGATGGGTGGCGCAGCGAATCCCGCAGTTCTCGGGCTCTTGGCGAGTGGCACGATCGGTCAGGCGGTCGGGGCGCACCGTGAAGGCAAGGCCATCGAGCGTGCCGCGCGGTTCAATGCCGAGATCACACGCCGCGAGACGGACCAGCGCATCGAACAGTCGTTCTCTCGGGGTCGTCGCCGTCGTGCGGAGAACATCACGCGGGTGGCAAAGTCGGGCGTGCGCCTGTCGGGATCGCCGCTCGCTGTGCTCGAGGAGAACGAATACCAGGAGAGCCGAGAACGTGAATTCGTACGTCAGGCGGGTGCGCTGAGTGTGAACCTGCTCGAGATGCGGGGCAGGGCGGCGCGTGATGCAGCCCGGTTCGGTGTGGCCTCGAGTGTGATCGGTGGCGCAGGGCGCATCGGCACATTGAGTTTGATTGGCGGGCCTGATCGGTTAAGCGCGCTGGCTTTGACGAGCGGGGAATAGCCTATGCCGAGGCTGAACGTCACAGATGTAGCGGGGCCGGTAGCAAGCCCCCGTGCAACGCCCGCAGAGTTCGGGGCTGGTGCTGCGCGTGGGATGCAGCGTATAGGCAAGGAGCTGGACCGGACTGCTCGTGTGGTGAATGCGTCTTTGGATCAGGGCGCGCGTCACGCTGCCACTCAGTACAAGGTCAAAGCGCAGAACCTCGCTCGGGAACTCATGTCGAACCCGAACAACCTCCATGAACGGCAGGAGTTGTTCGACAAGGGCAAGAAGCGCATTCGCAAGGAGTTCAATAGGGGGACGCTGTCGCGGTCTGTGTTCGATCGCGAGGCGGGCGTTATCGACGAGCAAATAGGCGGGGCACTCGCTCATGAGACGCGGAAGGAGGGGATCGGTCAGGCCCAAGCCTCTCTTGCGGACACGCTCGATGCCCTAGCTGATGAGTGGGCCCAGGCATCCGGCGAGGAGGGTCTACAAGTAACGGTAGATGCTCGGGCCTCGGCGGCGCTTATGTCGGCCTTCGATTCAGGGATCGCGGACGAGGACTTTATTCGCGACGCGGAGCGCAGGTATCACAAGCGGCAGAACCTTGCGATAGCCGAACGTCTAATTCGGGAAGACCCTGAAGAGGCGTCCATGATCTTGTCACAGCCACAGCCTGGGCTTGCGGAGTTTGAAAGGGAACGTCTCCGGACGCGCGCAAGCAAGTCGTACATAGCGAAATTGAAAGCCGAGCGTTTGTCCGCGAAAGACGCTGCTAAGGCCCTCGAAGATGCCGAGAAGGAATCAGCGGAGCAGGCCGAACTAAGGCTTCTGGAGTTGGATGCATCAGGCGATCTCGAGATTGAGCATGTGGCGCAGGCTAGCGGCGTTGTTGGTTCTGCGCGTAGTCGGATTTGGCTTGATAGGGCACGCAAGGGGCCTAGCAGTCCGAACGTCGATCCAGACGTTTACGTTGCTTTGGATACCCAGGCGCGATCGGGCCTCGATGTTAGAGAGGATGCGAAAAGCGCATACCTGCGCGGCGACCTTACGAAGAGCGCATACGACGACCTGCTCGATGACGCTCAACGGATCAGATTTGGCGATGCGCGGAAGCGCGTCGTTGAGTCTCTGAAACTCGATAACGCGATCCTTGATGGGAATGCCGCTGCCGCGGCTAAGTCCAGGCTGTCGCACGCCCTTCGCACGTTCGATGCATTCCGACTCAATAACGAAGATGCGACCCGGGAAGAGTCGTTCGCCATCGCCGATCAACTCGTGGCTCAGGCCACCGTGGCCGACTTGTCGGAGGTAGCGATCTTCAACCTCACTCCCCAACACCTCGTGCGGGTGAACGGACTGATCGACGAGGACGCCACAAACCTGTCGATCGAGGACTCAGGGTTGAACGAAGACCAGAAGGAACTCGAGTTCCAGGCCCTCGAGCGGCTGTTGGAACTCGAGCGGCGGCGTGATGCCGCAGGGGCGAACTGATGGCTGAAGCACTCGCGCCCCCGGTGGACGACGACGACGGTGTGCAGACGACGGATCTTCTCCGCGAGAAGGACCGTATTCGCGAAGCCTCGTCGGTACGGGAGCGAAGGCGCCGTGCAGTGGATGCAGCCCGTGCGCGGAAGGCCGCGGAGCGCCCTGAGCCGACGCCTGCTGCTCCTGAAGCCGCCCCCGAGGAGAAGGAAGGGGGCAGCGCGCTTCGCCATATCAGCCCGGTAGAGGCGATTGGCGGAGCGGTGGAGACGATTACCGACCTGATCGAACTCGCAGAGGATGCTGGTGCGGGTGTGGCCTCGTTGTTCGGTGCAACGCCCGATCAGATCGAAGAGGCGAAGAACTTCGGCGGCTCTTCCAATCCGCTCACACAGGTGATCGAGCAGGTCGAGATCGGTGATCCCGATGGCGGGTCGCTGATCCGCGAGGTCGCGAACTTCGCTGTGCCGTTCGGCAAGGCGGGGAAGATCAACAAGCTCCGCAAACTGCGCGAGTCGGGCAGGGCGGGGATGCTCGCCTCTGGTGCCATCCAGGGCGCTATCGCCGACTTCATCGTGAGCGATGAGGAAGACGGGCGATTCGTCGACATGGCCGAAGGGACCATGTTCGACAACCCGCTGTTCGATGCGCTCCAGACGCAGGAAGGCGAAGAGGGGCTTACCCGTCGCTTCAAGACGGCCCTCGAGGGTGCGGGCATCGTCGGCCCTGCGGCCGATGCGACGTTCGGAATGCTCAGGCTTGCGGGTCGTGGGGTACGCAACCTACGCAATCTCCGCTCCTCGGCCGATGTGGTCGAAGAGGCCACGAAGAACGTCGAGATCCAGCGCGCCGACTTCGAGTCGGTCATGGGCCAGCCCGAAGCCCCGTTGGTTCAGGTACGCGAGGCGGCGGAATCCGGCGGTGAGCCGGGCGGCGTCGCGATCAACTTCTCCCGCATCAACTCGAGCGATGATGTCAAGTCGGCCATGCGCGAACTCGCCGATTCGTTCTCTGATTCTATCGGCGATGCACAGCGAGGGGTTCGCACTCACGAGCAGACGACGCTGGCCGCGGGCGAGGTTGACGCCTTTGAAGTCCTGATGCGGGACTCGGGCAAGAATGGGGCCACGCTGAACGCCGAAGAGACGCTGGCGCTCCGCGAACTCTGGGTGCACTCGAGCCGCAAGATGCAGGAACTCACGGACGTGGTGGCTGCTGAATCGGCGACGCCCGCTCAGCAGATTGCGTTCCGTCGCCAACTTGCCGTGCACCAGACAATTCAGGAGCGCGTGTTGGCAGTCCGCACCGAGACGGCTCGCGCCTTGAATCAGTGGCGCATTCCGGCGGGCGACACGCTCCAGTTCGCCGCCGACTACGAGCAGATGATGGCTGCGGTGGGCACGGATGCGCGAGGCGTCACGAAACTCGCGAAGCGAATGCAGCAGGCTGCACGAGATGGAGACATCAAGGTACTCGACGACCTTGTGTACGGGTCGCGGTGGCAGAAGGTGATGGATGCCTCCGGGCAGCTCTACTACTTCTCGCTGCTATCGGGCCCGCACACCCACATGCGGAACATGCTGTCGAACTCGCTGATGCTCGGGCTCAACCTGAGCGAGCGGAAACTCGCAAACTTGATGGGGCGCTCGTTCGGTGACGCGCAGGTGGTGGATGGCGAAACCCTGGCGATGGTGGATGGGTTGTGGGCTGGAGGGAAGGATGCCTTCCGTATCACGTCGCTCGGTCGCGAGTATCTCGAGAAGGCGAAAGTGGCTCGCAAGGCGGGTCGACCGGATCAGGTCCGCGAGATTTTCGAGGAAGCGGGCGACGAGGTTGGCACGTTCCACAAGGCGCGTATCTCGGGAGAATCCGGCTTCGGAACGAACAAGATTGAGTCTTCCCCCATCTCTGCCTTCTCGCCCGAGAAGTTGGGTATCGAGTCGGGTCGCTCTCCGTTTGGCAACGCTGCATTCCACATCGCCCGCGCGGTGGATGCGGTGACGACCATGCCGGGGCGGGCTCTGTCGGCCGCGGACGAGGTCGCCAAGACCGTCAACTCCCGTATGGAACTCCACGCCCAGGCACACCGTCAGGTGATGGGCGAGGTGGCCGAGGGTCGTACTGCGGCCGAAGCGGCTCAGGACCGGATGCACGACATCCTGGCCAACCCCGACGAGTCGATCCAGATCCTCGCCCGGGAATCGGCCGAGCGGAACACGTTCACGAATCAGCCCCTCGACTCGGCTTCGTGGCGGGCTCTCCAGAGCGTCCGGCGCATCCCGGTCGTAGGCACGTTCCTCGTGCCGTTTGTCCGCACTCCCTACAACCTCGCCACGCAGGCTTTTCAGCGGACTCCGCTCGCCCCGCTCTCAAAGTCGTGGTGTGACGACTTCTTCGCGGGCGGGGCCCGCACCGATCTCGCCATCACTCGCATGGCGACCGGGACCGCAGCGATGGTGTCGTTCGCCGACCTCACGCTCAAGGGGACGATCACAGGGGGTGGCCCTCCAGACCCGAAGGAACGGGCGAACCTGATGCGTCAGGGATGGCAGCCGTACTCGGTGCGCGTGGGCGATCGGTACTTCTCGTATCGCGGCCTCGAGCCCATCTCGACGCTCATCAGTGTTGCGGCCGACACCACTGAAATCGTGGGTCATATCGACTTCGACGACATGGACGAGGAGAAGGAAAACCTCGTGCTGGCGACCATGTTCGCGGTGATGGCCACTGTGCAAAACAAGACCTACTTGCAGGGCCCGGCTAACTTCTTCGCGATGGCGAGCGATCCTGTTCGCTATGGCGAGACGTGGGCCGAGCGGTCGGTTGGGTTCGTGGTGCCTACTGCCGTTGCCCAGGTGAACCGCAACGCCATCGACAACGTGGCCCGTGAAGTCAATGGGATGCAGGAAGCCATCATGGCCCGCATCCCGGGCCTGTCGGATAACCTACCGCCCCGCCGCGATGCCTACGGTCGGCAGATCGAGTTCGGCTCGGGCCTGGGTGGCATCTACGACTTCATCTCGCCCGTCTACTCGCGCTCTCTTGACCCGACTCCGGCCGACGCTGAGATGCAGCGGCTCGAACTCTGGATCTCGAAGCCGAAGCGCAAGACCACGATCGACGGCGAAAAGGTCAACCTGAATCAGTTCCCGGCGGCATATGACGATCTCGTCCGCTTGGCGGGGAACGAAATGACCCACGACGTGCACGGCGCTCCGGTCGACCTGAGTGGCCTGGGGTTCCTCGATGCTGTGAACGCGCTGGTGACTGGGCAACACCCGCTGTCTGCGGTCTACGCGCTCGAGGGCGACGGACCCGAGGGCGGTAAGGCTGAGATGATTCTGGACATGCAGCGGCGCTTCCAGCGTGCTGCGAAGGAACAGGTGTTGCGCGACCACCCGGACCTCAGGTCGACGGTGGAAACGAAGCAACGAGACAAGCAAGACCGGGAGCTCGAGGCGCTCCGACAGTTCGGCTCATAGCCGAGGGGGTGAGACATGAAACGATTCCTTAGCCTTTGGCTGGCGATCCTGATCGCTGCGCCGTTTCCCGTGATGGCCGCGGATCTTCCCGGCTACGGCGGGGGCACCCCGGGCGGTTCGGCCCGGGTGCATCCGATCGAACTGAACGAACGGCACCCGGCCGGCATCTGGACGATCGGCATGGCCTTCCCGATGGCCACGCTCGATTTCGAGCTCGGCTCCGGGTTCTCGGGCGTGCTCTACGCCTGCGATTCACAGGCTCCGGACGCAGATAGCGACTCCGACGGCGATCTGTCGGACGAGGCGGCGTGCGAGAGTCTCCAGGTATTGACGGCCGACGCGTCGACCGATTCGCTACGCGCTAAAAAACTCTGGTACGTCCTCGACATCAACACGGCCGAGACGGCGGGCAGCCCCTCGTTCCTGACCATCAAGGGTTCGTTCGAGTACGGCGGTGGAGGCGGAAGCGGAAACAACCCTTTCGATCAATGCCGTTCTGGGACGACCAAGGGCGGCGGCTACGACTCGAACACCCAGCGCTACGAGTGGACCTGCGGGAACTACAACTGGACTGCCGAGAAGGGCGGAGTCGACGCCAACGGGGTCAGCAGTTACGACACGCCGACGACCGTGGGCGGAAACTCGTGGTACATGGACTGCACCTCGGACGGCTTCGGCACGGCTGAGGACGGCGGCTCGCCCAACACCTACGAGCAGGGCGCGTGCCTCGACGGGACTGAGCGGATCAAGATGTACGCGGGACCGGATCTTGCCATTGCCTTAGATCAAGTGAAGCAAGGAGGTCCGGTCTATCTCCCCCGCGGCATCTATCACGACGCCTATTGCGGCCAGTCGTCGAGCCAGGTCGCGAACGGATGCCCCGTCACTCGCGACCATCCCTATGTCGCGCAGAAGAAGTTTACGACCTACGGCGGGCGCTACGTCGTCGGCGAGGGAGCGGACAAGACCGGGATTCAGGATGGCCGTCAAGGCACCGTTTGGCTGAGCGACCACGGCAACGACATCAACCAGTCCGGCGGGATCGCTGATGGCTATCCGCCCGTCACGGCGGGCACTTGGGTGAACATCACGGGCGGAGCGACGTTTGCCGGGACGAATACGGGCGGTCACTGGGGGCTCT